AGGGGTTAGCACCCCAGACTTGTTTTCCACGGATGGAACGCTCGTCGAACAACAGTTCGGACACGCCCGCGTGTATGGGCAACATACTTGCCATTCTGAGAAGAATGACTTATATGTTGCTTGCCCACGCTTTGAACAGCTTGGCTATTTTGAGCAGCATAAAGAGCTGCAACATAAACAGCGTCGCTATCAACGTGTCTTGGCAGGGGGGAATCGCCAAGGGTATAATACCCGTAACCTTCCCAACCACGTCTCCGCAGACTGTGGTTCCTAAATGAATAGGAACTCATATCTGCTACGAAGTGGCCGTCGCCAAATCCATCAGGACCTTTGAGACTATGAAATGGCTTATCAACCAAATCATAAAGAGCATCATATAAGGCTTGCCAACGAAAGTCATATAGACCTTCGTCAACTCGCCAGATATGGTTACACCACCCGATCAGGGTGGCATTGCTCGGACGTCTCTTAAGGTACAATGGTCGAACTTGCTGCCCTAAGAACCAGTCCTTACCGCAAGATTCCCGAAAGGGGCCCTCTTGGAAGGATTTTGCTTCATTTACCTTGAATCCATAAAACTCGAGAGTTTTACGGAGGAGGGCTGTTGCTTTACTGGGGACAATTATATCGTCTCCGTAAATACTCACATTGGTTGTAGGGAGGTCTAAGACCTCACAAACAGCTTGTGAGAGAGCTAGGAAAATTAAACTTTCTAGCTCAAAGGTATACCCGTTACCCATACTTGAGAATTTACTAAATTCATAGTATTTTCCTTCGTATGTGTAGTTGGGTGACCTGCAGCAGTCCAGTAAATTGAACCATGGGAACGGAAGTAGCTCCATCACCGTCATATACGAAATCGTATCTGACGCGCTAGATAAATCAATAGTTGCGAGGTCGTTAGTCAAACTACCGACACGAGCAAGCTCTTGATTCCTAGCTTGTGAATTTAAGTTACAGCCGCTTCTACGAAGACGTCCGCGCATGACCTTACCGATTCCAAGTTGAACAAAAGAGTTCAACAAGGGTTCAGTACAGATCGTACGCTTAGTTTTCGCATTCTTAGGGACGAAGCCTAAAGCAGATCCGGCTACCTCTTGGACTTCAACATGATAAGTGTTGTCATCTAAGGGGGTCGGGATAGAGCTTTTTGCTCTATAACAGCTCCATGAAGGACATGTTTCCATGATCTTCGGGAGCCACTGCTTCAGGTTACCTGTGAAGGTAAGCACCGAGGTTAACTTGTCTATAATACTTGTATTTCTAGACAAGCCAACATTGTTGCCAGGCCCAAAGCTAATCGGTATATCCTGAAAATCAGGACAGTTACCAAGTATCCTAGAGATTTTACGCTTAGCAATGTGAGATACATTGCTTAGTACGTGGTCCCGGAAATCGGGATCATCTCTTTGGATGAACTTGGAGTTCGTCTGATAACAGGCGATTTCGCTTTGGATGAAGCTCTCTTTTGCCACTTTCTCCGTATCAAAGATACTCGGAAAGAATTCAGCCTTCGAGAACAGCTTGACACACTGCTGATCCTGATAGAACATATCAGAATTAGCGTAGTCAGAAGGTACTAAATCCATCGAAAGATACTCGTCGTAAGACTTGTATTTAAGACGGAGATAGCACCCAAGACTAACAGGTGTGTTAACCGTTTCGAAGTACTGGTTGGCAGCAGAGACGAGTTTGTCGAAAGACAAATCTCGACGAGCAGACCTAAAGGTTCGCTCAAGCAAATGTTTTGTTTGCTTCTTCATAACTGTACTCCATAAAGTGGATTACCCCTCCGTTAGGAGGGGTAGGGTAGAACGTTACACCCAAATATTAATGAGGGCGTAACTAACGAGAATGACCACAACCATAGCGAAAAACGCTACGACGTGATCGTCAGGCTCACTACTCATGGAACACCTCCTACTAATAAGGAGGATCCATATCCACGACAGCGCTGTCCACGACTGCATCTGCCAGCAAATTTTTGAAATATGCCAGTAGATCGTCACGTTCAGCCTCCGTGGCCCGTGATGGAATAATGATGTCTGCATTCGCAGTCAACATATATGCCACCGTCGGCCCCGGAGTGAAACCGCTAGCTGCGGTTGCCGCTGTCTCAAGTACAGGTAGCTTGACACGCAAGGTTACCTTGTAGTTGCCGTTCGCCAGGGTAGGCTTACGGTTTCCCAGAGTAATGCTCGGATACCCCGCTATAACACCAGTGACTTTGTCATGGTATTCAACGAGGTCCGCGCCTACTCGGGTCGGTGCAAAAGTATGACTGACAGGAGTTCCCTGTCCGTCATCGATCGCAATGGAAGCAACTTGCCCCATAATGTTTCTCCTATTGAGAAAGATTTCCAACAGACAGGATTGTCTGATGGGGTTCCTTAAACAATACATCGTTTAAGGTAAGTAGCGGGTGCAAACTACTAACGCCCGAAGGCATTATGTAGTAAAGCAATCCCGGTGATAGCTTTGTCAAACTTAAGTATCGATCTCCAATTGGGGACCGATATAATGAGATTGACATTTGGAGCAGCCGACAAACTCGTACGTTGAATCCCAAAATCTTTTAGGGAACACGTAAGATTGCACTCACCAGCAGCGTTTGCGTATACAGTTGCATTAGCGTCCACTTCAGAGTGGACGGTTTTGCAACCTTCTACAAAAACGGTACCGGCAAGCGCGTTTTGAGCGGCTATCCAGCTACCAACGGGTACGAACCAGTCGACAACGAAGGAATATGGGATTAACTCCCATGCTACAGAACCAAGGTCAATAAGACCAAGGCCCTGTAAGTTCCTTGTTGATTGATCAATTACACTAAATGTACAAGTGTAAGAGACTTTGACTGACGCTTCGCCCTCGACGGTTAAGTCGGTGGCGGTTCCCGCTACGTAGTACGGATCAGACTTCTTTCTGGAACGTGAACGGAGGACGATGTCAGCAGGTTCTACCTGCCATCCGAGAGCTGTCGCTTTCGCTAAGCTCTCTACATCTTGAAGTAAGGGTTTCCACCCGTACTTCACCTCCAGCCACGAGTCAGAAGCGAAGTCACGCAACCTTCCTCTTTTACGAGCGTTGTTTGCGGTTCGGGTCAGGGTTCTCGCGTGAGAACCTGTTTCCAAACCGAGGGACTGGAAAAGTCCCCCAACGTCGCCTCGTTTAGCGCTTTTAAAAGCTTTAGCGAGACGTTTTGCAGTCTGACCTATCATGCTCATGGTCTTTGGCAATTCTGCCGCAGTCACAAGAGCTTGAAAGTCAGAGTTATTTGCATTTTCGTAAAAGTTCACAACAGCCTTGGAATTGGCCTCTGCATACAATGCAGAGTAACCAGAACCAAATTTGTTGTGTGCTCCATTGTAAGCACCGCTAATGATAGTAGTGCCTACAGCTTCGGAGACGGACCCAAAACCTTCCCAAGTGGAAGATTTCAGGTACGAGCCTAACGATGCATTATACTCACCGGTACGAGACCGGTAAGGATTCATCGGAAGGCGCTTCCCCGTAGCAACGATGTGCTTGAAGTCAGGAGTATCAACAAGCTGGTCACGGTAGGTCCGAACATGACGCACTCGCGTCGTGTTGTAGACCTTATCCTTGCCCTGCTTTTGAGTCCAGACTTGAGCCCAATCACTTTTGGAGGGAGGGTATGGCATATTACTATGCTCCGTACTAGGTTTTACTGAACAGGATTGTTCAGCAGGTAACACACATCTCATCTCTGATGAGTAAGCTTTCTTTTGAAAGCCGACACACCTCGAAAGAGG